TCCATCTCGCTAACGATGTCCCGCATACGGGCGACATCCATCTTCGGGTCGATGCGTTGGACGATGGCGAGGAGTTCGCTCTTGCTCTTCATGCTATCAATTATACATATTCTGTGGGGCTGTCAACTAGCTATCCCATCTTTTTTTGAATTGACGTAAGTGCCTGTCAGTAAAGGACTTAGGGCTCGCGGGGCGGCCCGGCCCGCCGTAACTCTTTTATTTGTAGCGGTTTACGTAATGTCGGACGTTTTTGATCCAGTGACGGTTCAGTCCCTGCGGGTCATTCTCTGCGCCAACAGGACAATAACGACGCCCCAGAAAATCAATAAAATCGCCACGTTTACCGGCCTTGGTCCATCGATCATAGTTCTTTTGCACAGTTGCAGCACACCAACCAGCCTGCGAACGATACGTAGGCTTTACGCGGGGGTGGAGAATGCCATACTCACGACCCTTGCCACCATTCTCTGCATAACGGATGGCCGTAACAATAGGGGCCAGCTTACGGTGAAGCTGTGGACGGATGTTCTCCCTGATGGCAGACACATACCAAGTCGCCTTGGTGAGACCGTCCTTGGCTATGATAGCCTCGTAGTAGGTCTGGGCGTTGCAGGTGAGGGCGAGGAGCAGAGCAGCAAGGAATCGCATGGTTACCATTATACCTATTTATCGGCAGGATTTCAACAGGACTTTAGAGGATTAGCTAGGAAGCCAATCGCGGACTAGGTCCAAGGCTTCCTCCCAGATGAGTTGGTCCTGAGCCTCCAAGGTGACCCCGTCTCTCTCGACGAGGTAGCCAACCGGACTCTTGGATATGCTCAGAATCGCACCCGATTCCGTGTGAGTGTAGGTGGTCCCGTCCTCTAGTCGCCACCACCTCATGCCATACAGGCTTTTCATGTAGGCGTTGATGAGGTTACGATCGTAGCAGCTTCGGCTGATCATGGTTACAATTATACACATGCTATCGACCAGCGCAAGCGCCTTTTTTCAAATTGACGTAAGTGCAGGGGGTACCCCCCTAAGTGTAGCCACCGGAACCGTTTACGGGACTCCGATGGAACGATGCGTCGCCTCCGCCCCATGCATAGTATCTCATGAATTTAAAAGGGACCCAAAAACCTTTAGGAGTCCCATAAAAAAGAATCATATACTTTTAGGAGTCCCGTTGCATCGCCACTAAATCAAACTAGTATAGTCATCAATGTAGTCTAATGCCTCTTGCAAAGACACTGGGATTTTTTCGCCCGTAGCAAACTCCCAATCTTTTGATACTCTCTCGTATTCCCTGGGCGTGAACATGTAAGCTATATTGCGAATAGCGATCAAATCGTATTCTTTCTCTTGAGGCCTTTTAGTCTTTGCAATAAAGCTGAGAGCTTTCCTCGCAACATCCTGACGAAGACTGTCCAGAATGAGCGTTTTGACTTGATGTGAGGAGGGCATGAGCTTTTTTCGTATAGCTTATCGAATCTATTGTCGTTCGATTTCAATCGGTTAGATATCTCAAGCAACATTACAAAGCACAGTGTTACGAATATCATCGTAACCATGTCTACTAGTAATCCTAGCTGTTCCATAATTATATCTACTATTCCAGATTCATCAAGCCATCTACATTTCTAAGAACATTATGGGCATATGCAGTAGGCTTCCCTTCTGATACATAATCGTTCACAAGGACTCTAGAACCCGATGTAATGCCCATAATTAGTTGATCATACACTATGCCTGCATTCTCTAATTGCTTGATTGTAAGGGGTCTCATGGACTCACAGCGGGCTGTTGTGATGATGATTGTATGACCATCACAGTGTAGGTCAGAAATTTTTTCACGAACCCCTGGTAGGGGTTTGATGAAATCCGTTTCTAATACCTTTTCTAAACTATCTAAGTGAGTCAGCAAGGTACCGTCGATATCAAAGAAATAAGTTTTCATAGGAGACCAATGAGACGTATATACGTATGACATGTTACTGAAACTTAAATTCGGGATTAGACCCGTCACTAACTGCGCTGGCGGTTGTTGACTTACCTCACTTACCGTGCATTAAAGGATACACCTTTAAATACATCAGCCAAGTAGTTGCAGATCCAAGGCAACCTGAGAACAAGGCGTGAAGTAGCCAGTGGCCTTCTGCCTGTGAGAATGGGTTCCAATATAGAGTTCCCCAAAAAACTCCAGCCCAGAATCCCATACACAGCATGCAGTTTACCAGCTTACCCAAAGGAGGAATCCAACTGCTAATGACATTCCTTACTGGCTGCATGATCGTAGAGCTAACAATAATGGTGGTCATGCCATAAACAGCCATTATCCAAACAAGAACACTTGCTAAGTAGTCCATAATATTTTACTTGGGTAGTCCCTGAGTTTGACTCACAGGAATTTTTGAATGATTCAGTGTAGAGACATGATGACGTAAGAACTTATCTCTTGCTTGAAACCATCCGTCTCTCATTATACCACTTGATTCATGCATTGCAATAATAGGAACTGTATAATTAGAAAATCCTTCCAAATATGATTTATATGATAGGTGAATGTCGTAAAAGTCCCACCCTGTTTCTAGGTATTCTGGCTGTCCTAGCCCTACCTTTTTAAGGTTACCATAGGTGATTGCCATAAAACATCCATCCATGAAGATTACCTGCCCGCTTTTACCGAAATAATTCGGTGTCATGGTCTCCTCATTTGCTCCCTGAAACACAAACCCTCTTGCATTGCCGTTCTTCCTTGCATTCCACCACGCTCCGTCAGCAGGCATAAAGCATGATCCTGCGAGGCCCACAAACCCCACATTTGGCTTTCTGGCGACATTTAGATACTTAATGAGGTCTTCAGGCTCAGATATAATTTTTATATCATCGTGACATAAAACTATAATATCACCATCCTCAAGAGGCATTTTCTTGAAGAAATCAATGTTTTGCTTATGTCCATCATAAATAGAGCTAGCATCGTAGCACACATTAAAGCCAAAAGCTTCATGCTTACTACAGTATGAGCGAAGATTATTCAGTAGCTTAGGCTCTTTTCCTTTTCTACTGCAAACAGAGAAGAATATCATGACTGATAATAATAGCGAAGAACTTCAAAGAATAGCTGAAGAATTTAAAAAATGTTCCCGTGATTGCGAATATTTTACAAATAAGTATATCAAAGTAGTTCACCCGATGAGAGGGTTAGTTAACTTTAAACTTTATCCATTCCAGAAAAGGATTCTTGATGAGTTTCAAGATTATCGACTGACAATACTTAGAAAGTTTAGACAGGCAGGTTGTACCACCCTTATGGCTGCTTACGCTCTGCACTTTTGCATTTTCGGCAAAAACAAAAGAGTGGCCGTATTGTCAAAAGGTGATGCAGAGGCAAAAGAAGTTATATCTAGAATTAAAATAATGTATGAAGAGTTGCCCTTTTGGATGAGACCGAAAACAACACGGGATAATGATCACACTCTTTCTTTTGAAAACGGATCATCTATTCAGTCTAAAGCCTCAGGAAAACAATCAGGCAGATCAATATCGGCGTCCCTATTAATCCTAGATGAGGCTGCATTCATTGAGCATATCGATACTATTTGGGCTGCTGTAGGTCCTACTACATCCACTGGTGGTCGAGTTGTTTGTTTGTCTACGGTTAATGGCATTGGTAACTGGTTTCATAAGATGTATACACAAGCCTTAGAGGGTGGCAATGGGTTTCATCCAATTGATATCGAGTGGCAGGAACATCCAGAGTATAAACGCCAGCCAGGGTTTGAGTGGTTATATGAACAGATGGAATCATGCAATCCCCCCATAAACGTGGATAAATGGGAAGAACAAACTCGAAGAAAACACAGCTATAAAGAATGGTTACAAGAATACGAAGCAAGCTTTTTAGGTACAGGTGAGACATATATTGAAGGTGAGATCCTTAGAAACTTAAAAGAAAATTGCAGTCAGGATTATTGGATAAAATATAACAATAAAATGAGAGTTTGGGAGGACCCTCAGCCTAACCATGAATACGTGCTTGCTGCTGATCCTTCAATAGGCAGAGACCGCGACTATTCAGCTTTTCATATTATCGACATCTATAATGGTAAACAGGTGGCTGAGTTTTATTCTAATAGGACTCCCATCAACGAGTTTGCTAAAATTATAGCAGATGAGGGCAGGCTTTACAATACTGCTTTTGTATGTCCTGAAAGAAATGGCATAGGAAATAATCTGATTTACTTCTTACAGCAAGAGTTGGAATATGAAAATTTGATCATGGATGACCGTCGAGAGATAGGAATAATGATAACCCAGAAAAATAAAGAAAATTTACTTGCTGATCTTGAGCACAATATTAGGTCAGGTAAAGTTTTAATTAACTCAGATAGGTTGGTGAACGAACTTTTAACTTTCGTTATTGACTCCGACACAGGGAGGATAAGGCCCGACACCAACTGTCATGATGATTTAATTATGTCTTTTGCGGCTGCTATCAGCACTTTTAATAACTTAAGAGGGAATGCTTTCATAGAAAAGGGAGAAGAGGACACTTATATCCCTCCAGCCATCCGCAACGCTCATACATATAAAGTGAAGACATCTTCAGACCAATTAACAGAAGAGAACATTAAATGGCTGCTAAAAAATTAAGAGAAGGTGGAGAGGGATATACTCAGTTCGCTGATCCTCAACAGCCCTACAACAAACCTTATGGTTTAATTGGTAGGTTTTTTAAGAAATTCTTCTCTCGCGAGGTAGAAGATCACCCTGACTATAAGGTTGTTGACCCTCTGACCAGGAGGGTGGTAGATCCTCCCAAGCCCTTACAGGGTGATACCGTACAGTCTAAAGAAGTAATTAAAATACCTTCGGAGTTTGGACACAAAAAGTCCTACTACCCGGTTATGCCTCAACTTGAGTATAATCGCAAGAGGAGATACAAGGAGTATGAGGACATGGACGGATATCCCGAAATTTCTTCAGCCTTTGACATCTACAGCGACGATTGTACTCAGGAGAATATAGATGGAACTCCTTGGAACGTGGTTACCGATGATGAGATGACCAAGATGGAAGTTGAGGATATGTTTGAGCAGGTCAACATGACTCGCTATCTCTGGGACATATCCAGAAATGTAGTTAAATATGGGGACATATTTCTTGAGACAATCGTTGACCTCAATAATGTAAAACGAGGCATTCAGAGAATAAAGATACTAAACCCTAATTACATTTACAGGGTAGAGGATGAGTTTGGATATCTTAAGCAGTTTCTTCAAGAAATTCCTGAGAAAAGCGATTGGAGTAGCTACGGGTCATACGGTCCTCAGTTAGACGACGCAAAGATGATAAACCTGGACCCAGGTCAAATCATACACCTTAGGCTGCACACTTCTGATCCGACTCACTATCCCTATGGAAAATCTATTGCAGCGGCTGGCAGAGTTACCTACAAGAGCCTTAAAATGATGGAAGATGCAATGCTCATCTATCGTTTAGTGCGTGCCCCTGAGCGTCGTATATTCTACATCGATACCGGATCGCTGCCCTCTTCTAAAGCAGAGATGCATATTAAGAAGCAGATGGACAAGTTTAAAAAACGAAAGAGTTTTAATTCACGAACAGGTAACATTGAAGAAAACTTTAACGCTCTAGCTGCTGATGAAGACTTTTACATTGCCGTTAACGGAAAGGGCACCGGAACCAAGATTGATACCTTACCAGGAGCAGAGAATTTAGGTGAGGTTGACGATGTTAAATACTTCAGAGACAAGTTGTTAGCGGCTCTCAAAATTCCAAAAGATTATATCGTTGAAAAAGATCAAGCCCCTGAGCGTAAGGCCAACCTGTCACAATTAGATGTGAAGTTTGCCAGAGTAATTACTAGAATTCAAAAGTCTATTGAGCTTGGTTTAGAAACTTTAGCGAAAAGACACTTGATGCTCAAGGGATTTCCAAACTTTTTAATTACTAAGCTTAAAATTAAACTACCAGCCCCCTCTGACATGGCTCTTAAGAGAATGTTGGATACCGACGAACAAAAGGCTAGAGTAGTGCAAGCAGTTAAAGGTTTGGGTATTTTCCCTATGGAGAAGATCTATAAGGATTACTATCAAATGTCTGACGCTGAAATAAAAGAAGCGAAGGAAGGCATTAAGAAAGATCAAGAGGAGCTTGGCATGGGGCAAGAGCCTGCTATGGCAGGTGGGGCTCCCCCACCTCCCCCTGGCGCACCACTGCCCCCAGGAGACCCAGCAGCAGGAGCACCTCAACCAACCCCTGAATCACTTGACTATGATGCAATGAAATCTCTTGCTATTGAATCAGGTTGTGATCAAGAATTGATTAAACTTCTTGAAGACATGAGTGCTAAGGAGCATTTTAATAAAATATCGGTCAAAGACGGGCCTAAATAATTCTGGATAAATGTAATTATTATGTTAACGAATCTTATTGAAAATCGTGGAAAAGAGTTTAGTAACCTCATCAAAATTGGTGATTACTTGGCTCGCACTTTAAGGGAGAATGTGGAACTGTTCTCTGTTGAAGATGGTATAGCTACTTATTTGACTGAGAACGGGTCAGTACTCAGTGGTAAGTACTCTTTCAAGCCAACCCTAAAGCTTTCTAAGATCGTTATTGAGGATGCTCAGGTACTGGAGAACAAAAAAGCGTTTGAGGAAGCTGCTGACAAGAAGGTAATGAACATACTCTCTAACCTTATCGAAGATGATTATCAGTCTGCTGAAGGTTCCTTCGACAAGATTCTTAGCATGTATGAGACTAAGCTAACGTATCAGAGGATTAAGAGCAGACTTCAAGAGAAAACTGAAAGATTTGGAGAGTCTACTAAAGTTGTATCCTCTGAAGAGTTTAAACGTGTAGACGAGATTAGAGATCAGCTAGTTGAGTTTTTGAAAGAAAACAATGAAATTCTTGAATCCACGGGAATGAAGACAGGAATGAAATTAGTTAACCTTGTTTCGACCAGCTTTGATTTACCTAAGAGAACTGTGGAAGAATTGCAAGAGTCTAAGGAAATTAGTGTAGAGTTCATTGGTAAGACGGATCTCTACGAGCACTTATGCAGAAAGGAATTAATTCAAAAAGAGCTTCTCGAAGCAAAACAAAGCTTCGATAACATTTGGATTCACAGTAATAGCGTGCAAGATCTCGCATCCATGATCTTTGAGAGTGATGTAGACTCAGTTAGACATCAGGTTGCACAAACAATCTCCGATGCTCCATACTTAGCTTTAGCTACTAAGAAGCAAATTGGTAGTCTCATTGAAAACTGCTTAAGTATGAATGATATTAAAACCAGTCAGAAAGATCTTACCAAGTTCGCCGGTAAGATTTACGAGATGAAGAAGCCAATCAAGCAGTATGTTCTCAATGTCCTTAATGAAAAATATGGCATAGACGTTCGTAAGCTTGATGAAGTTCCTACATTTAGAACTCTGGCTATGACTGAGGCGGAGATACTGAGTCAGATTGTTAAGCATACCACTAAGGGGTCCATAATTGAAAAGACTTTATCTGAGTTTGTCAATATTCTTAATGCTAAGAATGGCGCTGAAACTATCGATTTAGCTGTTTATCTTGAAGATCTTTTCCGTGATGCAGGCCATGAAGAAACTCTTAATGAAGCTAGTTTGATGGACTACATGGATTTTACTAAGGTCGCCGATGATCTTGGTAAAATAGGACAGGTTCTTAAGATGTTGGTTCCAGCAGTTGAGACCGCTGCTAGTCAACTTGAGGATCAGGGAGAAGAGGAAATGGGTGATGAAGAGGAAGATTCCATGGGATCTCCTGACGATTTAGACAGTGATTCTGAAGTTCCTATGGATGAGCCAAATATGGATGCTGAGGAAGCCGCACAGCAAGTTAAGGATGAAGAGGCAGAAGCTAGCGAAGAGGCAGAAGAAGAGGCTCCTCAACCTGCGGAGGAAGACCCTCAGAGTGATGATGATCCTGATGAGGATGAGCCAGAAGAAATGGATCAAGACGAATTAACATCCATATTATCTAAATTAGAGGATCTTTTAGACGATATAAAGACCGACGACGAAGACAAAAAAGACAAAGACCCTGAGCAATACAAAACATAAGGAGACATAAATGGGCGTTAATAAAATACCTCTTGCCCTAAAGTTCGACGACGTGACGGGCAACGCACAGGGTCTGTCCGAGTTTGTGCTTAATTTAAGCGATGTAGGCGATGTATGTTCAGCAACACCTACAACTAATCAGGTATTAGCATATAGTGGTACCGGAGTTTGGTGTGCCTCTACCATAGTTACTGGTGGAGGGGGAGGAGGAGGTAGTTTCTCTTGTAATGATCTTAGCGCATGTAATCTAAGTTCTTTGAAGGATGTCTGTAGCGATGCTCCAACCAATGGACAATCTTTGGTGTATGATGGGGCTGAATATTGCCCTTCTTCTTTGAAGATTACAGATCTTGATGGAGTCACGTTTGCAAGTCCAGCAAACAAAGAGTTGTTAACGATAAACTCTGTTGGAAACGTAATAAATAGCACCGCCGCCGCAGTTGATATTGCCACACTAAATGCCGCCGCTAACTTTACAGGAGGATTATCTGCCGGTGGTAGTCAGGCTGTTACCAATTCTACTTTTGATACTCAATTAACCAATAACAGCGCCGCTAAACTGGATGAGACCGCTAACTTCATAGCAGGGTTATCTGCCGCTGGTAGTCCTGCTGTTACTAATTCTACTTTTGACGCGCAATTAACCAGTAATAGCGTCGCTAAACTAGGTGCTGTCGCTAACTTTACAGCAGGGTTATCTGCCGCTGGGGAACAAGTCCTTACGGCTAGTGGGGACCCAAACAATGGCGATGTCCTAACCACGGACGCAAATGATAACATAGTATTTAAAACCACTGCAAATGTTGTTTCAGAAGGTGGTGGCATAACGCAATCTGACGGTGATGCTAGGTATGTAAGACCAGGAGAGGCAACCAACTTCACAGGAGGTTTATCTTCTGCTGGCAGTCCTACTGTAACCAATTCAAATTTTGGTACTCAGCTAACCAATAATGGCGGTATAACTCAAACTACTGGTGATGTAAGATATGTTCTTTCCAGTGTTGCTACTAGCAATCAGATATATTTTAATAACGCGGGAACTCCTGATGGTATTGACACTACTGCTAACTCTAGAGCTTTCTTGGCAACAGATGCTAACATTCAAAACCTTACAGACTGCTCGTTCCAAGATACGGCAGGTGTTGAACTTCTTGTAAGACGAGCATCAACAGGCGTTACAGCCAGTGCTATGAATGAAGGCGCTATTAACTTATTATTCGGTACAGGTGGGGACGGAGGTGGGGAGATAGATTTTACCCCTTCCACTGCCTCTACTGACTCAGCCCTCGTAATAGCAAACGTATCAGCAGACAACCTTAATGTTTTTAAAACAGGTCAGATGAACCCAACCTGTTACATCCACGAATCAGATTGGC